GGTGGCTGAAGTTCCAAACTGGTAGCAATACGGGAAGACGGGCAAAATTAATGCACCGCCACACCCGGCCGCTGTTCCAATAAGGAAACTCCCCCTCACTTGATAAGCAATCGAACGACCCGCATTCCCATCCGGAATCCTAGCGCCCAATGCATGGGGACAGAACGGATCTGTCTGACCACACACAGCACGATGGAAACCAGCATGAGGATGCTCACCGCCTTTCTTCTTGCCGCCCAACCTTTTGTCCTGGTTTGGAACCTTGGACTTTTGGCTGGACGCCTGAGTTTTGGCGATGACTGTACCCGCCTGGGGAGTCACCTTCCTGCTCTTCTTCACTCTCTTCGTCTTCTGTTTTCCCGTCATTTTGCCCGAGTGAACCGTGCTCGGGACTCAGGAAATCAGTCCATCCAACGGAGACTAAAAGATTAGTCATCTCCGTCAACCGACTGGAATGGCGCATCTCATACTGCCACTGCACGAGCCTTCCTAAATCAGGCGTCGCGCACAAGAGTCGAAATAGGGTTTTACTCCATGTTTCGGGCTCCCTCCGATCGTCCGGTCCAAACTCAACCGAGCAGAAGGACACAACATAATCCTTCGTGGGCTTCAAATGCTTATAGGGTAGACCCAGGCAATCATATCTAGCCTTTATCAGGCTGACAGGAGTGCCAGGTTCATGCGCTTCACAAGCATCATCTCCAAACGCCACAGCATGGCGAGCCTGAACTTGCAATGATGTCATAAACCTCATTGCTGAACCTGTGCTACTCGTAATCTTTTCTCCAGAAGGCTGCCATCCCCACCAACGTTGCTCCAAGAGAGCTCCGTCACTGAGGACGACTAACTTCTGCATCATACAGATCGTATAGTTCCACAGGACACACGCAAACGCCGAATCAGAGCTAACTTTCGCTAGCTTGATCCTACGTTCGCAGTCCATCTGCCTATTGCGTAGTTTGACCATCCAGTCCCACATCGTCATATCACTATGGTAAGTGTCACCAATACCCATCATCATGAGAAATTCTTGGTACATCTCGTCCATATCGTCATCGGTTGCCCCATACCCCGGTTTAGAGGGACAGCGCTTCCAATTTGCGATTTCAAGCTCATCCTGAGCCTGACAGAGATAACGACATACTGCTTCGTCT